CGCATCAGGTTTAACTGCGGAAACTGCAATAGGTCTTCTTACAAAACAATTGGCAGGATCAGCACTTAATCTTTTTGGTGGTAATGTAACCATAGATCAAATTCAAGCAAGAGAAAGTGGTCAAATCTTCAATCCAAATATGGAGTTGCTTTTCAATGGACCATCACTGAGAAACTTTACTTTTTCATTTAAGATGACTCCCAGAAGTCCGGAAGAGAGTAATGAAATTAAAAATATAATTAGATTTTTTAAGAAAGGAATGGCTGCCAAAGCAGGAGGATCAAGATTATTTTTATCGACACCAAATGTTTTTGAGTTGAGATATAGAAAAGGTAGAGGAGAACATCCGTTTTTAAATAAATTTAAACAATGTTTTTTACAAAATATAGCAGTGAACTATACGGGTGAAGGTGTATATTCAACATATAATGATGGCACACCAGTCTCAATGACTATGAGCCTGCAATTCAAAGAACTCGCACCAATTTATGATGTTGATTATGAAAGTGATATGCAATATAATTCAGACTTCATCGGACCACCTGGTCCAGACACACCAGGTACACAAAGAAACACAGGATTCGGAGGAGTAGGATACTAAAATGGGATATTTCAGAGAACTACCAAATATTGCATACCAATCATTTTTGTCGGACAGCAATTCATCAAGAAATTATTTAATAGTTAAAAATCTTTTTAGACGATGCAAACTTCGTGATGACTTGCAAAATGTTTTTACCATCTTCAACAAATATGAAATTGTAGAGGGTGCAAGACCTGACACTGTTGCAGAAGAATTATATGGTGATGCAGAACTTGATTGGGTTGTTCTGATGACTGCCGGTATTATTAATGTCAGAGATGAATGGCCACTCTCGGATAGACAGATTTATAACTATTCACTTCAACTCTATGGTAATCAGTTGAATGAAGTGCGTTTTTATGAAACTAGAGAGGTCAAAGATTCTAATGGTAGATTAATTTTACCCAAAGGCAAAGTTGTTGATTCTACTTTTAGTATTCCAGATCCCGATGATTTTAACACGACAATTTCTCCAATCAATGGAATATCTAATTATGAATATGAAGTCAGAAAAAATGATGCCAAGAGATCAATTTATTTACTTAAAGTAGAATATTTACAGCAATTTTTAAATGATATGCGTCAAGAGATGATTTATTCTAGATCATCTGAATTTATTAGTGAACGTCTCATTCGAACAGAAAATACTAAAAACAGAATGCCATAAAAAAGGGGGTCGTAAGACCCCTTTTTATTATTCTGCTAGTTTAGCAAAGTAAGATAGAGTATCGTCATCATCGTCATCAACTGAAGCAGTCGGTTTCAGACTATTCAGTTCGTCACGGAGATTCTCGGGAACTGGTGAAGGTGCAGGACCACGACCTTCACTCTCATCTTCCAGTTCTTCGTCAATACGAGTAGGGGAGTTGTTGCCGAGAACATAGTTCAGACGCTTCTTCAGGTCATCATAGGACTTGAATTGGTCTGCACCGGTGAACTCCTCAAGGGAATACTCCTTCTTCCAGATTGCCTCCATGGCATCATCATCATCCAGCAATGAATCCTGACGTGCAAACTCTGAAGAGTCATAGTTACGATAACCTGCAACGTTCTTTGCCTTCAGTTTGAAGTTGGCACCCTGCCAGAAGTCGAACGGATCGATTGCTTCCTCGTCCTCGAACTCGGGTTGCATAGCAGCAGTGATCTTGTCGAAGATCTTCTTACCGAACTTATACAGCATCACCTTACCTTCATTGGAAGGATTGGTGGGGTCCTTGACCACATAGATGTTTGCGATGTAGGTCAGTTTACGCTTCTGCTTACGTGCTGCTTCCTTGCCAGCATCGGTGCCGTTGTTCCACAGCATCGTGTTGTATTCAGACACGGGGTCCTTCTGACCCAGAGTGGTCAGAGAGTTCTCAATATACCATCCACCAGGACCCTGGAAGGCATGGGAGTACAGTTTGACGAATGGGAGATCTTCTCCATCAGGGGCAGGCAGGAAACGAATAACGGCATAACCATTACCGCTTTTATCTACTTCTAGTTTCCACAGACGATCATCGCCTGAACCACCTGTATTATTCATTTTTTCGACTTCCTTGACCAGTTTTTGGGTCAGGGAGCCCAGTTTGGATTGCTTCTTAAGGTCAGCAAATGACATTAGGATTACCTCGGATTAGTTGGATTTGTTGGATTTACTTGGATAGTATAGCAAGGATTGGGTTGCTAGTCAACGTGTAACTTCAGATTTTTTACTGTCTGAGTCATGGTTTCAAAAAATGTGTTCACATTGGTATTTGGTGGGAAACCCATCAAAATCAATGATTTCTGCAACTCCTCTTTCATTCTGATCGCTTCTGGATCATCAGAAAGAGATACTCTCGTGTACATCAGTTGTTGTTTTTCCAACAATGATGCCATTTTTTCAATGTGTTCATTTTTTTGTTGAATAGTTAGAGTCGGAAAGGTTGATAATTCATTGAATATTTCACTTTGCAATTCATTGATAATTTCCAATTCTTCTCGAACAATTTCAGAGTCGAAAAAACTCATATCATTCTTCTCCTTCTTCCTCTACTTGTTCCTCAACTTCAACTTTACTATTTTCAATTTGTTCTAGCACTTCAATAGCACCGATCAATTTCATACGAGTATTAGTGAGAATACCCAATTCTTTATTAACTTTTTCAAATTGCTCCTGCAAGTTTGCCAGGACTGTAGTATTTTCAAGTGCCATTACTAATAATCTCCTTCAGTATTTTTTTATGATGAAACACATCAATATTTAGAAAGGGAATATACTTCTTTATTTTTAGACTTACGGATTCCCACACCGGATCTTTTAGTTCCTTATCAAATTTTTTTACGAAACAAAAAATTCTTTCCATAATTGAAAGCGTCTCTAAACTTATTTCTCCTCCCAAATACTTTTTTAGAATTGGTGGGTGCCCTTTCGAGCAGTTGAATAGAGTTTCTAAGTCGTTCTGAGAGAGCAATTCGTTGCTTTGTTCTTTGAATAAGTAAGTCAAACTCTGTTGACGTTTCATCCAGTCGGCGTACTTTCTTTCGCCAGAATTGATAATTTCTCCAATCCATAGGTTTTGTGGGGTGTCAGTGGAAACAAAATTAGACACTAAAAAATTTACGATTTCTTTATTGGAATACTTACGGGAAGTTTTTTCGAACCAATACTTATCTCTCCTTTTATTAAAGGATGCCATACTAGCACGGGTTTTTGCTCCGTATTTAAAGAAATCGTATTTTGGATTTGTAAAATGATTTTTTAGTGACAAATAGTGCTGATAGGTTTCAAAGGGAGTCACTTTCGGTTTCATCAATTTCTTCAAAATCGTCAATGTATTTAACAGGAACTTCGTGCTCATTAGCAATAAGATACCAGTGTTCGTCATCGCGAACACCAAGATATTTCATTTGTTCCTCATCAAAATGTTTTTCACGCATTGCTGCCTGAATTTTCAAATGTAATAGTTCATCACGAGAAATCATAAGTCATAGAGGTAGTTTTGCTCTCGAAGTTTTCTTCATAAAGTTTAGACTGATGGCATCATACTTCAGTCTTTCTTTGAGTGGTTTTGAGATTAACTTTGTTACTGAGTCTACCTCAATATTGTTAATCTCACAATAGTAGCAAATGGCATCAATATAATTCATGCCTTCCTTTGCCACTATGGTTTCTATTTCCATAGAAAACTTAGATGGTGTTAGAAATTTACTTTCTAGTGCTTGTTCCAGTTCCTTATTGGTTTCCATAGAGTTCCAGTTTATCTGTAACAAACTTTCTAATGTATTTGCTGAGAAGTTTGATGTACTTTGATTTGTCTCGTTCTTCATAGACGACGCATTCTCCATTTTCACAGGCCATGATAATTACAAGTTTTTTGACAGAAATTCCTGTCAGTTCGTACAGCATACAACCATATGCCATGCACTGCACAAAGTAGTGGTCAATCCACTCTCGTGGTTTTGGTTTTGCTGATGTCTTAAAGTCAATTATTGCTAACTCACCCTCGTATTCTGCAATACAATCGACGGTTCCCGCAATCCCTAACTGTTTACTATATAGGGAACCTTCCAGGGCATGGATATTATTTA